AAATCCACGCTTGTCTCTATGCAGTTTACCCCTATTACCACTGACTATCGGAAAGTAAAAACCAGTGAATCCAAGACAACAGTGCAACAGGAGAATGCAACCCACTTGGGTGACACAGTTGACTACTACGTGATATGGAAGAAGAACGGAGGCGTTGGGCAATCAGGCAGCTTCGATATTGACTTCCTGTGATGTCAAGCCCACAGCTATTCGGCATTTCTCACTTTGGAAATTTCCGAAACGTCAAAGGGCTAAAGTTTCTGACATGGTCATATCTGTATCAGGCTCCTTCACAAATACATTCATTATGCAGTGCCATTCTTCCCCCCAATCCTGCCATATTGTGCAGCTCGTAAAGTGGGCGTTAAAGTCAACGGATGCTTCAAGCCCTTTATACTCATCATAGAAGTTATCCTCATCTATGTTAGAGTGCTTATCCCAATCAAGTGCAGGATAAAAGCCTCTTGGCATTTTGCTCAGGCGTTTGCCTTCTACCTCTACTTCATATTCAATACGTGTGAGCTTTTTCTTGAGGTTGGAAATGTAGTTGGCAGGGAGAAAGGCAGCGTTATCCTTGGTAGTGATTTGAGTGAAGAAGTATTTATCAGGCTCATTTTTCATAAATTCTTCTACCTCAAACATCCAATCACCGCCCGAGCCGTAGGGAGGTGAGGAAAAAAACGCAAAAAGCCAGTGCAAATTCGAATCATATTTTCCTTTATTGGCCCGCACACGGCCTTCCATAATTTTCAGCCATTCGCGCTTTATGAGAAGCCCTTCATCGCAAAAAATAAAATCATCATTTCGACCTCGGTGCGTGTCCGGGTTTAATTTATAAGCACAGGCTTCAATCACCCAGCCGTTGGGGAAACTCACACAGTTTTCCCAATCTTCGGGTTCTTGGTAAGGTAAGTCCCAATCATCAGGAGGTTTTTTCCACAGAACAAAATTCCCTTGGCCCGTTTTTTCATTGTACTCCTTCAGCCCAAAATGTTCCATCCACACCGATTTTATACCGGGAAAGATAGAACGCTTAAATTGAGTGATAGTTAAACAGGCAAACTGACCTTTGGCTTTGAGCAATTCTTCCTTACTCATAATCATGAGCATGGCCATAGAAAAAGATTTCCCGGAGCCGATACCGCCGACGATGCCCGCCGTCTTGACCACTTCTTTGGCATCCAATCCAAAGAAAACGGCCTCTAAGAAGTCAGCCTGTTTATCATTGACTTCTATTTCCTGGATTAAATCACTCGCCGTCTTCATAGTGGGCTTCTTCTACGAGGTTATCTTCTTTGACTTCACTGTTTTGAATTATCGTTTTCCGCTTAATGATAATTTTGGTCGGTTTCTTTTTATCGTCACCGCCAAGTTTACTGTTATCATAAGCACCATCTAAAATAGCCGCTTCTTTCAGCAAACCTTTAAATTCCTTAATCAACATTGCCGCAGCCTTCAGGTCTTTGTCAGTAGCTAAGTTCAGAACCAGAGGTTGTTTATCTCCGAAGGTAAAATCAACATCCTTAGAAGCAGGCTTTCCTACTTCCTCCAAAAAAACTTCCATAACCATTTTTGCCGCCTCTCTGAAAGATTCAGCGTACATGTACTTCATGCCTTCCCGATTTCGGAGCTGGCGCAGTTCGGCAAACACTTCGTAGGCCATCGCAAGCAACTCACGGGCACGGCGATCCTGAACTTTGAGTGTTGGGTGATTCTTGGCCAGCTTGATAATATCGCTGTCCGAAAATCCATCCTTCAACCAAGCCCGAATCACATCAATCTTTTCAAAGGTTTCCTGCTGTTGAGTCGAAAGTTCAGCACCTTGGAGCAGGTGCTGACGATACACGTCCATTTCTTCATAGACTTTCTCTAAATACTTATTATGTTGTCTCATGGCGTTTTAAAACGATTTGTTGTTTCAATTCCATTTTCAATGCTCCCATCTTGGCCAGCTCCTCCCGCCATTGCTCTGCTCTGGAATGGTCCGGAGTTTGCAAGAGCTTTTTTTCGTACTTCGAAATATTGACGTTGAGAAGCTGAAGCTTCACTCTCAAGTCAGACAGGCTTGAGTCACTCGGCGTTTCTGCCGTTACCGGATCCTGTTTTTCTTCGGGAAGCTTACCAAACTTGCTGAAATGCTCCATCTTGCCTACGACTTTTTTCCAAGCTTCCCGCTTCTTTAAGATTTGAGCGATGACGGGCCTGACGCCATCCACGTCATCGTTTTGGAAAGTATGAAGGGTATTTGACAAAAGAGCAGCTTCACGATGCAGGCCGGTTGCCTCCACTGTGAGCTGCTCTTTAATTTTAGCAGAATCAATTGCCGGGGTTACTCCTGCGTTTTTTTTTCAGGATCAGTACCGTTATTGTCATTTGCCTCGCCATCAGCTTGAGCATCGGCAGTAGAGTCAGTATCTGTATCCGTTGAATCATCAGTTTGAATATCGGCATCACCTTCAGCTGAAGCATCGCGGTCCGCCGATGCGGCGTTGTCGGCGGTGGCATCAGGAACGAAAGGAATATCCTTCTCTTTCTTAGGAGAAGATGGCTTCTTAGGAGCAGCGGGTTTTGCCGGTTTTGGAGCAGGCTCCTCCTGAGGTTTCAAAAATGCCTCACAGGCTAATTTTGCCTGCGCTACGCGATTTTTGTTCACCGGAGTTGGATTGTTTTCAAAATCAATCTCAGCCAGCTGGAGGATTGCCTCTAATTGTATCTTATTCATAAATAGCTACGATAGGAAGTGAATAGATTTATTTGGCTGCGGCTTTTTCAGCTACCTGAACAATCCGAGCATCCCCATTTTTGTGCAAAACCTCAGCTTCAGCATCAGTTAAGTCTTTGAGAAATTTGGTGTTTCCCAACACAAAAACATGGTCTTTGCTATGTTCTTCTTTGGCCAATTTGTATTTGTCGAGTGCCATTTTCGGGTAAATAATTTTAGATTTTACATAAAAAAAAGGTACCCCCCCTCTCTGAAATCAGATGGGAGGGGTACTTGGGTTACTTAGACCAGGGCGGCCACATCAAAAGTCACGGCCGCATTCAGAGGGAAAGGAGGAGTGGACAAACCATCCTGTTTCGCTGTGAATGTCACCATCTTTTGAGTATTTCCTTTGGCAGGAATAACGCCTTTGACTTCAAAAAGTAAAGGAATGTATTTCGAGCCTAAGTACACGAGGCTGTCATCATTACCCTGTACGATGGCATTTACCGGCGCATCGTAGAGCAGAGCCATCAGTTTTACGATATCCTTATTGTAGCCCATCACTGCAAACTCAAGTCCTTGTTCAAATCCGGAGCCTGATTTCATGGCCGTGTCAATTTTGGTTGTATCATACCAAGCCTCAATCTCCACAAATTTCTTAGTGGCCACCAGCGGTATTGCTCCCGTTGCCATTTCTCCGGTCGATTTTGCCAATGCAAAAGTTGCCACATCCGATACCAAATCTTCCGTCAGTACCAAGTATAATCGTTTCGAGCCACCCGTCTGGAGCGTTTGGCAGTTTCGCTTGAGGCCAACCAAGGCCGTACACATGGCCACGCCTTGCTCATCAATGATTGAAATCCCGGTCGCTTGTTGGAAAAGAGCTGCGCCGATAGGAACGGCCGCAATGGCCGCCACCGCATTTTGAGTTGCCATAAAAACCAATGCACTCATGGCAATCAGTGCAAATCCTGCAAAAATCTTAACTAAATTTCTCATGTTACTATGTCTAAAAAAATGGTGTAAATAAGTCAGAAAGCATTTTACACCCCTCCCTAAGTGGACGGTACGCCGCAGCGGGAGGGGCAGGGGAGGGGTTAATTAATCCGTCCGGTTGTTTGAGAAAATCAAACGTCCCACGCCGTAAGTGATACCTGCCGAGAACATGATGTTGAGCTCCCAGCCTTTCACCTGCTCAATCATCTTGATGTTCATGCTACTGTAATCTTCGTTGAAGGTAAAGAACAGGTTGCCCGGTACAGTGATGAACATAAAGCGCTGTGCCCCCAAACCTTGGTCAACTTTAATCGTGATATTAGGAAAATCATCCAAAGTAGTTGGTGTCTCTCCCAACTTGATGGTTTCGGGAGATTTTGCACGACGCGTTTCATTATACAAGCGATAAGTACGAGCACTCATGTGCAACACCAACGGCTGTCCAGCCAAATCGGGATTATCTTCCGTTTTTAGAGCAATGGCGTTAGCCTCATCATACACGTCTCCATCGAAACCGGCACCGGTAGCATGAGCCGTTACCGAGTCATGCACGTTACCCGCAGGAATATCGCCCGAAGCACGACCGGCCGTAAAGTGATAAAGCAAACCGTTCAATACATACAAAGCACCCTTCAGGGAGTTGTTACGAGTGGCACGGTAGGCCGACTTGATGGCTAAGTCACGGCCGGCTTTCTTCATTATTTCACCCAAGAAGAAAACAGGCCAAGGATTTGCCAACGCATCGTTTTGATTTGTGAAGCCTGAGATAAACTTCAAATACGATCGGTAATAAGCCAGTACTTGGCTACGCTTCAACGAAAGGTCAATCTCAATGTCGTGGAAGTCAGGCAAACGAGCTCCCCACTTCACGGCATCCACCGTAGGGTCAAAATCATCTGAAGCAGGCTTCAGGATGTCCATGATTTGAAGGCTGAGAAGCGGCGTTTTTTCATCCGATTCAATCACCTCAAAATCCTGACGAATGGCTCCCCAACCGTCAAATACGTTTTCCCGAATCACAATCGGGCTGGCGCTGATAGTCTCCTGAAGCGCGTTCGGCAACCCCGAGAAATCAACTGAGTTTATCAGTGTGTTTGTAATTACTGCCATTGCTGTTTTTATGAAAAAAAGTTAATTTTTGATACAATCATTTCGGGTCCGCACGGGCGGCCCCGCGAAACCACTACTTCGCGTGGTTCATCTTCCAGTGGTTGGCGGCTACGGCCATCGGGTCATTGGCAGCGAGACTACCAGATTCGCGGCTGTTGGCATCCTCTTTCGGCAGCTCCTTACCCGATTCTTTTTGCTCTTCGTAGAAGCCTTTGTACTTGTCACGGTCAGCCTCAACCACCGTCAGTTTGCCTTGCAGGTCAGTTTGTGCGGTGGTCAGGGTTGCGACCTGAGCTTCAGCATCAGTAGCTCTTTGAGTGGCCGCATCAAAGTCAGCCTTGAGCTGCGTATTGCCCTCCGTTTGTGCGTCGAGGCGGCTTTGAACTTCGGTCAGTTCAGCACCCAGTGCGTTGAACTCTTCGGTCGAAAGCTTCTCACTTACCGTTTTTTCCGATTTCGGAATCAGCGCCGTCAAAACGGCCGCTATTGTTTTCGTTACTTTGCTCATTTTGTTTGTAGAAAATTATGCTGCTTTTTTAATCTGCTTAATGGCTTCACTCAGTGATCCTATCTTGTCAGCCAGTCCCAACTTGATAGCCTCTTTCGTTCCGTACATCCTGCCCGAAAACACTTCGTCAGATTGAAGTTTACCAACTCTGCCCCGCTTCACGTAGCCAAGAAATACCTTGCGACAATCATTCAAAGAAGTTTGGATTTCGGCTACCAATTCATCATTCAATGGCTCAATTCCATTAATACGCGCCTTGTCTTCACTACCGTCAGCACGGAAGATTGTCACGGCCATTCCTTCTTTTTCAAGGTATTTTGAGTAGTCTGTATAGACCATCAAAACTCCTATTGAGCCAACTTCACTCGTAATGGATGGCTCCATCCAGATTTGGTTGCATTGGCTGGCCACAAAGTAGCCTGCACTGGCGCAGAAGGGAGTCCATGCCCAAATTGGCTTTGAGAAGTTTTTGACCACATCAGCAAGCATCTCGGTAGAATCGACGGTACCGCCAGGTGTATTGAATTTTAAAATCACGGCTTGGCACTGCTTGAGGGTGTCAAGACGACTTAAAATCCGAGCGATGTATTCATTCCCATCACCGCACAAACCGTTACGGCTCATTGCACCGGAGATTGAAATTACCGCCACATTACCGCCCCCTAATCTCAAATAATCCTTAATGTCCAACAAATCCCAATCAACATCTGCATAACCAGATTGGTCCATCGAAGAAGGTTTGGGCTGCTGTTGTTGGCGTAAATAGGATTGAGGAATGGGGTCTTTGCCGGCTCTTAATCTTGGCAAAATCATGTCATGCATTCGCATGGCAAAGGCTTCATTAATGTACCAAAACCCTGAAAATGTTTGTTCGAGCATTTTTGCAGAAAATATCTGCTACGAAGATGAAGGTAGCCTTCCTACCACAAAAGGACGAAAAACGAAGCTCCGTGACGTGGCCGCAACGGCGTACCGTGCCTGTGACAGTGCGCAGCATAATCACAATCAAGTTATCACAAATCGGATCGCCGAAGCGAAAGCCCAACCGCAGAGCGTTTGAGCTTTCCAACAGTACAATTATGTCGTAGACTTAAAGCTTATAATTCCGAATATCCACATACCGAGCATTATCCCACCAGCTCTTCCCCCGAATTCGTACCGTCAAATACCGTATATAATTCCTGATTCGGGTGTTAGGAGCAAAATGGTTGAGCAATACAAGAAAAAGGTCATCGGCATCCTTTCTGGTTACCAGATATTTATACACCGAGACGGCCTCAATCGGACGATTGATCCACGCCTCCTTTTTCTCGTATAAATAATCGTGGACCAAGCCCGGCACAAAGTAAGCATCCTTTGGAGGGAAGATTCCCTGCAACAGTTTTGGTACCGAGCACCCATCACTCACATACCCCGCAGGAATTCTGACAAAACCGATATCCTTCCAACGAAAAGAAACCGGGTCCTCCAGCACGTACCAATCATCCTTGGGCGCATCCTGAAGATATCGTGTTTTGGGCTGTTCCATTAGATGGTTCCCGTCTGCGCTTCCACCGGCAATACCACCTGTCCAAACAGCTGAGCCAGTCCGGCCAGCGCGTCGCGCCGCTCGGCCAGCGTAGTTCCGCCGATCAGGTTTTTTACGATGGTGTCCATTGATCCCTTCACAAAGCCGTCTAAGGTTTCCCCTTCCATCCCCAACGCTATGGCCTTATTCCGAATGGTTTCCACTTCCACCCGATCCTGAAGGTATTCGCGTTTCTGGCCTTCGTTATCGTAGTAATCAATCACCAACGTAATGGGAGAATAATCGCTGTCGGAGACCACGACCTTTCCACCCCAATAGCCGATCTCAATGGCTACGATTTGCTTGGCAGGTTGCGTCCGGTCGGTCGAAGGCAAATCAAAAGGTTCAATTTTCCAAGGATACATAAGAATATATAGTTAAGTGAAAAAAAATCAAATCAATCGAACCCATGCCAATCTTCTGTCCACGTACAAATTGGCCGAGGAGGCTCCCAGCGTGACATTAATGCGCATATTGGAAATACTGCTGGCACTCGCAATAGTGAAGCGTTTGGAGCCGGATTCGCTCACGGTGGACCCGTCCCGGTTGGCCGTCCAACTTCCGATCACAACGATGTTGGTCGATTCCCGATAGGCCCATACTTCGATTTTATAGATGTATTTATTGGCGCTATTGGCAAAGGATTCGGCTGCAAAGGCTTGCGTACTTGTGCCGGCATTGGTGACGAGCTCCATCTCGAAGGTAATATTATTTGCCACCCCAGATTGTTGCAATATCTCGCCAATCAGTCGCATTTCGGCTATTTGGGTACTTCCCAATGAGTCGGGCCCGGCCAGATCCACGAGCTGCGTTTTGGTTGTGGTGCTCACTACCTGGGCGTAAGTGATGGTTTTGGACATCAAGTCAAAATCCTGCGGTAAAGCATTCTGATTTTGCCAGCCCCTGGTTCCTGAATCGTTAGTACCGTAGAACTGCAAGGCACTTGGCGTAGTGACGTCGTTGACCAACTTTAGCCCCGAGCTGTCGCGGTCAATCGACATTTGGGATTGATTTTGCCAGCCTTTCGTACCCGAAGCATCCGTGCCGTACATTTTATTATTGCCGGGCGTGGCCGAGTCATTGATCAGCTTCAGGCCGCTGCCGTCGCGGTCGATAGACATTTGTTTGGCCACCAATACATCCGCCTGATTCTGCCAGCCGCGCACACCCGAAGCGTTGGTGCCATAGACTTGTGAGGCACTTGGTGTGGTGACGTCGTTGACTAATTTCAGCCCGGAAGCGTCGCGGTCAATCGACATTTGCGATTGATTTTGCCAACCTTTCGTACCCGAAGCATCCGTGCCGTACATTTTATTGTTGCCGGGCGTGGCCGAGTCATTGACCAACTTCAGGCCGCTGCCGTCGCGGTCGATAGACATTTGTTTGGCCACCAATACATCCGACTGATTTTGCCATCCTTTCGTGCCCGAAGCGTTGGTACCATAGACTTGCGAAGCACTCGGAGTGGTCACGTCGTTGACCAACTTCAAGCCTGAGCTGTCGCGGTCGATAGACATTTGGGACTGATTCTGCCAACCTTTCGTACCCGAAGCATCCGTGCCGTACATTTTATTGTTGCCCGGCGTGGCCGAGTCGTTGACCAATTTCAGGCCGCTGCCGTCGCGGTCGATGGACATTTGCTTGGCCACCAACACATCCGACTGATTTTGCCAGCCTTTCGTGCCCGAAGCGTCAGTGCCATACATTTTGTTATTGCCCGGCGTGGCCGAGTCGCCAACCAGTTTCAGCCCTGAAGCATCGGCGGTAAGTGACATCTGCTTGGCCACATACACGTCGGATTGGTTCTGCCAGCCTTTGGTACCCGAAGCATCCGTGCCGTAGAACTTATCTTCTCCCGGCACCTCCTCATCATTCACCAGCCACACCCCCGTCTCATCGGCTATTACCGATTTTTGATTCTCCTCTGTGTTTGCCTTGGCAAACGGAGGCAGGTAGGTGCCGTCTTGGGTTACAAAGTCCACAATCTCTTTGGCCACCGTTTCGACATCTTCACGGGTGATTTTTTGGCCGATCAACGGCTTGCGAAATTGCGTTTCAATCAGCGTCCACAGCTGCGAGAAGGTAAGTGCCATAATATTATTGAGAAAAATCGGTAGAAGAAAAGTCAGCAGGAGAAAAGTCAACGATGTCAAAAAGTACAGTCGGATCAACCGACTCCAGTCGCCACAGCCGATGCGGTATCGTCCCCGAAAGTGTAATACTGATCAGATGCCGTTCGGTGGTATTGCGGGCCACACTCAACCTCAGGCCGTGCCCGTGATCTCCGGCCAAAAAGAAATCGCCGGTCGTAGTTCGGAATAGAGCCACAAAGCGTTTTTGTCCCTGCTCCTGAGCCCAGTCAGTGACCTCGGCGTTATTGATGGCGTGATAAAACGTTGAAAGATTTACTGCGTAAGAAAGCCCTCCTTCGGCCTCCTGCGAATTTTCCGAGTAGGTAGCCGTTTTTACCCGAAGCGGCAATCGAAAAACGGTCGCGGTATTGATTGGCCAGATGGAAGCCGTTTCGGAGCCGGTCGGTGGCTCCTGTGTGTAGAGAATATCCTCCAAAGCCAAAAGATACAGGTCAGTCAGGTAGCCGCTCGAAGGAGCTCCGCAGTTGGAACCCACCACTTCAAGGATGCCGGTGGGAAATAGCACCGAAGGGTCGGCCGACGTCAATCGCCACAAGCGATGCGGCACTGTTGCCGAAAGTGTGATATTGATCAGATGGCGTTCGGTGGCACTGCGGGCCACGCTCAGCCTCAGGCCGTGCTGTGAATCGCCGGCCAGAAAAACACCGCCGGTGGCAGTTTGACAAATAGCCACCCAGCGTTTGAGTCCCTGCTCCTGCGCCCAGCTGACGACGGCGGCATTAGTAACGGCGTGACAAAAGGTTGAAATACCAACGGCATAGGAATAACCGGCGGCCGACAACGCAGAGCCTTCGGTCAGGGTGGCGGTTTTGGGAAGAAGCGGTACTTCGTAGATCGTGGCTCCCTCAGCGAGCTCCACCGCTACGGCCGAGCTCACGATGGCCGGTTCTCCGATGACAATATCGTCGGCCGCGACCAGATACAGTTTTACAATATACCCCGTCGAAGGGGCACTGCTACCTTTGCCGATACTGCTCATTGCACCAACCATGCCACCAAATTACCGGCAGGGCAATCACCTTAAAAGGACGGTATTTCGTGGGTTTTTAGAAGAGCATAAAATCAAAAAACCGCCTTTGCAGTAGGGAAAAGGCGGTTTTTTTAGGGATTCGGCACAGGACATTCTTTGCAAAATCAGGACATTTCCTGCATTTTTAGGACATTCTGCGCATTTTTAGGACTTTTTACGCATATATTTTGTGGTTTTTTTTGGCAATTTTCTCCAAATAGTCCCGATAAATCTTGCGGGCCGTCTGGTAATCAATGTCCACGTCTATTTCAATGTTGCGCCGGTGGAGTACCTGCTTCACAAACGGGGCATAGTCGCCGCCCGTGACTTCATGCACTGAGCGCACTTCACAGATCATCGTTCTTCTGAAAATCTCATCCAGTTGCAGCGAGAGCAATCGGAGTTTGTCCACCGGCACTTCGTAGGCTTTTTCCCGGGCAGAATACAGGATGGAAAGCTTACTGCCGGCGATTTCCTTTCGTTCCTGGGTAAAGGGGATGGGCCGGGCAATCAGGTGAATCAATTTGCCGACTTCGGAGCTTTTTTCCACGCTGATAACGTATTCCGTTTTGCCGTTTTTGTTTATTTCTACCCCATCATATTCCACCATATAAAACTTACGCAGGTGAACGGGAAGTTCCACAGTCAATTTTTTTACCATAAGGCTCGGTTTTGCCCAAAAATAAGCTTTTTGACGGGTGTTTGCAAAAAATACCTACTTGCCTCCGAAATTGCTCACGGCACTTAAAATAGCATCCAAACGCCCACTTTGGTTGTTGCCGTTGATGGCCCCTTCTAACCCCCTGACGGCACCCTCAACCCGCTGCACGGCACCATCCACCCCTTTCACGGCACCATCCACCCCTTTCACGGCACTTTCCACCCCGGCCACCGCCTGTTTGTTTTCCTGCAATTGGCCTGAGAGTTTATCGCCCACCGCCACCGTCGTCACACCCAAACTCTTCACGCCATTCGCAATTTCTTCCAGTAGCTTCAGCTGGCGTTCGCCCTGCTTTTTTGCTTCCTCACCTGCGGCCCGTGCTTCGGCTTCGTTGAAGCTGCTTCCGTCGTCTGTCGAGCCGCTATAATCACCGCCACTGCTGTCGGTGCTCCCGGTAGTGCCACTGTTGGCACCGCTGTCACCTGCCTCAAAGTTGTTGTTTTCGTCATAGCTTGGCCTGCCACCGTACTCAAACATCCGCGTTTTGGGAACGTTAAACACGCCACCCTCTGCCAAGGCAATCGGCGGGCGGAGCACCGGCATTTTACGAAGGCTTGGGTTTCGGGCATTTTTGAACATCATCTGTATCAGCGGCATATTGGCCTCGGTTTGGTCACGCGATATAATGGCCTCGCCACCTTCCATTTCGCCGTGCTCCCTGCCCGTTTTTCTATCAATAATGGCCAAACCCGACTCACCGTAACGCCGCCCATGGCGACTGCCCTGCGGAATACCACCCAACGCAAACGTCGGCTCGGGTTGACGTTTTATCATCGCAACTTGGATACCCGTGGCCACGGCCGTTGCCGCCGCAAAAACCAAGTTGACCGGGAAGAATCCCGACGCCAACGCCTTGATGGTGGCCAATGCCCCCGCTATGATTGCCGAGGCGATATCTGCTTTTTGTTGGGCTTTCCACGCGTTGCGTTTGGCGGCTGTTTCTGTGGCCCGGGCCTTGTCATTTTCGCTTTTGATGGCGTTTTGCAGGTCTTTTTGGTTTTTGATGAGGTTGTTTTTCTCATTGGCCGCTACGTTCAGCTTTCGGTCTCTTTCCTTTTCAGTATCCGAGATACGGGTAGTGCTGGCACTCTTCGCCACTTTCATCAGCTCATCCGTATTCTTTTTCTCACTGAGGTTGAGGGTTTCCAAGTCCTTCAGCTTCTTGTCTCGCTCCTCGGCCGCAGCTTTTATTTTGGCGTCTTTGGCTTCATTGGCCAGCTTGATTGATTTTTCTTTTTCATCCGTTGCCGCCTTGATTTTAGCGTTCATTTCCTTCTCCGCCGCTTCAATCTTGGCCGCTACTGCTTTCCGATCGTTGTCGGTTTTTGCAGCATTCATCTCCTCATTGAGCGCCTTGAGAGTATTCTCTTTTGCAGTTTCGAGGGCTTTTACCTTGTTGGTATTTTCAATGGTGAGGGCTTCAATCTTGTTTTTCTCATCGGTCACCAAGTTTTGGTATTCGATAGAGAAATTTTCTCGCATGGCTGCCTTCTTCTCTTCTTCCGAAGTAGTGGTGTCGGTCAATTTCCGCTCCAGCTCCTCCAACCGTTGGGTCTCGGCATCTTTCAGGTTCTGAAGCGTGGTGGAGAGGTTTTCTTTGAGGGCAGTTTCAGCGGTGGCAGCTGCTTCCTGATCGCGGGCGTTCTGATCAATCTGCGATTGAAGCAAAGCCACCTTTTCATCGCGCTCCTTCTGAGCCAGTGCTATTTCGCGTTCCGCTTTTTTCTGGGCCAAATCATTGAGGAAGTTCACGGCCGTGGTGGCCATGCTTGCCACCATTTCGTACTTGCCCATGTCCTCCTCAATCTTCTGTTGCCAGCCTTCCTTATGGCCCTTTACCATCTTTTGGGCACCCTCGGCAAAAGCAACTAAATTGCCCTTGAGCAGATTGGAAAACATATCGGAGTAGCCCTTCATGTTTTCCTCTTTCTGCTTACGCAGGTCATCGTCAATTTTCTTCTTCTTCTCGGCGGCATCACCTTCCGCTAAAACGGAATCGGCATGGTAGCGTTTTTCAATGGCCAGCAAAGCCGTTTCCAGTTGGTCACAGTCCTTTATTTCCCGAGTGGCCTTTGCTTTGTCGGCTGCTTCCTGCTGTTCATACTGCTCTTTCTTGAATTTTAGCTCCAGATCTACCCGCTCTTTAGCGATCTGAGTCAGTACTTTCGAGTTGCCTTTGGCACTCAACTCCCGCCAATCCAGAATGGCTTCTTCTGCTTTCTTTTCCTGCTCCCGAATAAAATTAGCTGCTTCCAGCCGCTGCTTTTCTGCTTCGGCCTCCGCTTTGAGCCGCTTTTCCCGGTACTCCTCCTGCACTTTATGGATCGCTGCCGTAGCTGCTTTCTCGGCTGAATCAATGAGCTGGTTCTTGTATTTAGTATCAGCCAGCGATTTAGTGATGTCTTCTACCCGTTTGCGTTTTTTCTCCTCAATTTTAGCGACCTCCCGCTCCAGTTCATCTTTGATGCCCGCGATGTTGGCTTCCGCATCCAAAGCTGCTATCTCTTCGATGGCTTTGGCGTTGGCCGCCTGTACTTTTTTGGTATATTCGTCCTCGGCTTTTCGGAGTTCTTCCAAATGTTTTTCTTTATCGGCTTTGGCTTTGGCATCGGCTTTCTTTTGCTCAGTCGAGCGGTTATCGTGCCCCTTGACAGCCTCCTCGGTAATACCGTCTTCGACGCCCTTGGCCGTGTCTTTGTGGGCTTTTACAGCTGCCGGCATCACCTCCTTGGGCTTGTCGGCCATGGCAATTTTGTAACCGTTGCCGATGTCTTCAAACGCCTTCGTAAAGGTTTCCTTGATCTTCACTCCGTGCTGACGGGTCTCCTCAAAGGCTTTTCCGGCTCCCGCAAAATCGCCCTCCAGAAACAGCACCAACCCTTTGGCTCCCGAGCCCACCGCCTGAAAAGCTTCCAGTAAGATCAGCAATGAGGATGTGAAAATTCGTACAACACTCGCCACCGTTTGCATCACCACCGCCACTCCCTGCATCACGTTTCGGATGGTTACCCCGCCTGAATTGAAGTTAGGAAAAACGGTACTGATCAGCGTGGAAAAAATGTCCCGTACATCGCCCAAAACTCCTGAGAAGGTCGTAAACACACCCGAATTAACTTCGACGTTGCTCGCCATCTCAATGAAAAAGTCAATGGCCGTTTTCACGTACGGGGCCAATTTTTCACCGATGCTGACGGCAAATCCGGTCACGATGGCCGTTCCCTGCTTCCAGCGTTCGGAGAGGGTATTCATGTTGATACTGGCCTGTTCATAGGCAGTATTCGTACCGGTCATTTTCTTGGCCAGTTCACTGATTTCTGCCCCATGGGCAATAATGTGCTGAGCCGCCACCACGTTTTCCGCAGTAAATTTCTTGGTCAGTTCGGTCACACCCAAATTTTGCTTGCCCAGGTTCTCCAGTGCTTTGTCCAAGCCCACGACTTTCGGGTTGGTCTCATCGGCTCCCGTTGCCAGCTTAAGCAATACATTTCTTAGCGCAGTTCCTGACTGCTCCCCTTTCAGTGCAATCGTGGACAGGCTTTGCAACACGGCATTGGTCTGTTCAAAGCTGAGACCCGTTGCCTTCGCTACCGTACCCGATGCCTTCAGGGAGCTGCTCATTTCGCTGATCTCAGCGGCTCCTTCCTTCGCTCCTGCGGCCATTACGTTGATGAACCGTCGTGCCTGATCCGCTTTGGCTCCGAATTGGTTGAGAGATTCGGCCGTCGATTTGGCCGCATCCGTCAAATCAATTTTCCCCGCCTTCGCCAAGATGATGGCTTCCTTGGTGATATCGGCCAAGGCTTCTTTTTGAGCCAATAGTTCGGGTTTGGCCGAGCCCATGGTTTTGTAAGCATTCAGCATCTCAGCCGCCGTCATCCCAAACTCAGGCCCGGTCTTTTTGGCCTGATCTTTCAGGTATTCCAAGTCTTTTCCTACCAACCCGGTAATGGCCGACAAGTCCTGCGCGGCATCCTCAAACTCGGTAAACTTGCCGATGATGGCTTTAAAACCGTTGACAATAAATTGGAAAACAGCGAGTGCAATGAAGGCATTAAATGCCGTGGCCATTTTGCCAACCCCGCCCGATATTTTATCCCACATGGTGGGTTGGGCCAAATCTTCGCCGCCTTTTTTAATATCAACTACCTGTTTTTTTACGGCATCAAATTGCTTCTCTGCTTCGCCCAGGCGTTTGGCTGCATCATTGAAGGCCTTGGTATTTGGTACCAACGTGGTCAATTCCTTGTTGAGGTCTTTGATGTGGTTTTTGAGCTGACCAAGGGTCATATCAGCCACATCCATCTTTTTCATTTCGGCCGCTAATTTTTCCGCTGCCTTCTGAGTCTCAATCAACTCGACCTTATACTTCTTCCACTCCTCCGAACCCTTGCCGCCATCTGTCTCAATCTCACGAATAGTTTTTTTTAAATCTTTCGCCTTTATATTGAGGTCATCTAAGTCTTTTTGAAAATCCGTAGTATTTCCTACTACGGTAAGCTCTAAACGGTCATTATTCATTGGGAACTTGTTTAACTATTAAGTAATTCATCAACTGCATCTTGATGCTGGTAGCTGGGGTCTGCCTGATACCAACTATTATTTCTTGCCAGATAAGTTTCTCGGGCATTAGCTCCTTGTTGAGATCGTCCCAAAAACATTGTATTCATCACCTTCTCTTCAAGATTTACTGGAGCAACTCCAAACGTTTCATACATGGTAGCGATAGTGTAAGAGATAGCAAATCCACGCAGAGCAATCCAAAATTCAGGCATGACTATCTCATTCACCACCTCGTTATAGATGCCTGCTTTTTGAAGCTTTTTAATCTCCCTTTTGCTCCCGGCTACAGTTCTACTACGACCTCGGTAATTACGTGTTACATTAGGGTAGGACTTTAGAAACCACCTGATCCCTTCGGCTATTCTTATAATTGAAGCTGTTTCGCCTGCTTTTTTGACTCCATTGGGATAGCCCGGCACAAACGGAAATTTATTTACTCCTTGGCGCTCCACCCATTCTATAAGCGGTGCTAAGGGCGGAATGGTAGTATAGTGCAGGGTTTTAATATCCTTGACCCGTAGCAACGCATCGTAATAAACACTCCCTTCAATCCAGTTTTTTGAGGCATTGACTACGCCGGGCTGAATGCTTTCAAGAAGGTCGCCGGTATCTTCTAACCCTGCTTGATTTACTGCATACCGCAACGTTTTGACCGTCATCTGTATAAGGTCAGCCCACACTTTTTCAAAAGCTTCATTGTGTTGATTAGCTGTCATACTCGCTTTTTCAAAGCAAGTTCAAGCCAATAAAAAGAAGAGAAAAGGACAATAAAGCCCTCCCTACAGGGGAGGGTTGGACGGTCGGCCGCTGCCGTGGGGTTAAATGTGCGATGACGTCTGTGACTGTGCGCAGCATAATCACAGGCGCCTTCTCACAAAACAATGTAGGTTACACGGAATAAAATGTGAATGACCAGGCTCTGACAGCCCAGGTATATTCACAGCTACACTCCACCCAAAAGCAACGCCTCACACGGCTTGCCCAAAGGCAGCTCCACATTCAGCTGGGCAATCAGATAATCCACGCCTTCGACATGAATCTTCCGTCGCATGTCGAGCGTAGCGATGTCGGCTTCGTTCAAAACAAAGGATTTTTTCAAATAAAACTGGCGCTTGCGGACAGCTTCCGTTTGACTCCAGTACTTGGTGGCCAACCCGTTGACTCCTGTCCAAAAAAGTGACGTCGTATTGAGCGTTGGCAATGCTCGTGGAAACGAAGAAACAATCCCATTCCAAAACAGCAGTCTTGGTGAAAACTTATTGGCCTGTTGGCCATACGTCGTAGTGGCTCCTACCTGCTGAGCCGTGGCCAGTCCCGTGCCGGCATCTACCAGCAGCGTGGAAAGTTTGCAGGTCAGTTTGGCAATACCGTTTTGCACGCCAACCGTCTCAGCCGTCAGATAATCAGCCACGTCGGTGGGTCTGTTCTTTTGCAAAGCATCATTTGAGTCAAGCTCATAGCTAAGCTGAATCCGGGTATTAAACTCAGGAATTTTATTGCCGCCGGTGACTGCTTTTGACGTCCAGTCCTTCTCGGTCAGCAGCCTGAGGCTGTCATCCCAAAAGTCGATGGTGAGCCGTTTGGTGATGCTATCGAAGGTGAAAGACAAATTAGCCAGCTTTCTGATCTCCAAAAACAATTCAGTCACCGTCAGCTCCGGCAAATGATTGGCAATGGTGACCGTAGTGGCTCCGTCCAATGCCCGAGTATTGTACAAAATGGCCTGTTGCCACGTGGTGTCTGCTATAAAATCACCGTCGATGGTCGTGCCCGTGGCGGTCTCAATCAAGTCAAACAACCAGGACAAAAACACCATCGGCACTTTGGGGCCCGTAAGCGTATAAGCTCCCGCCGTATAGTCATTGACCCGATTGGAATAGGCATTTTGGCCATAGTAAGTCGGATTCAGAATAGTAGGAAAACAAACCGCGTTTTGGCCGCTGACCTGCACCACGGGCGTAAGCACACCCGGCAGGGTTAGGGTTCCCCAGTTGATCTCTGAGATCTTGGTGTTTTGGATATCGCCAAAAAACTGCCCCAACTTGGTGGCAAACGCCCCGACAAAACCCCCGCTTTCGGAAGCATCCGTCAGGTAGAAATAGCCATCCGTGAGCATCTCCGAGGTGTAGTATTGACTGCACCTATACTCCTGAAGCATTCCCCCGGCCTGTGGCTCCTGCCAAAACGTAAAAGCTTTCTGATTCGTGGGTGTGAAGGGCAACGACGGAAAATTCGCCTTTGGCCCTTCAATTCGGTCATACAATAGATGCGGGTTGGGCAACGAAAGCTGCACCCTGGCATCTGCCGGCAGATCAACCGCCACCTCGTTTATTTTGACAATGTAGCTCATTAGGTTTGGGTGTTGATGACAACATAAAGTAAATCACCCGCCGCAACAGTCGTGTAGTCTAATATATTTGCCCCAAACCAACCTCCGGCATTAGCTGCCACTCCAATATAAAAAGAATTGGATACGAGCATCCCATTTTTATACAGCGAGCCATAGTACTCACCTCCGGTAGTGTACATTTCAACCAAATAGGGCTCGCCGGGGTCAATCTCAAAGTCGGTCGGTGAATCGTGAATGACCGGTCCCAGCACAGGAGTGGAATATCTACGTACCCGGTAGTCGTTGGATTTGTTTTCATACACCCGCAGGTTGGCTTTGCCCGCCGCCGGCGTAAGACTGTACAAATGCCCGGCTATGCAGCTGCCGTTGGTGTTGGCATTGGCCTGCGTGTCGATTGAGGCCGCATAAGCAATGGCCAGATTATCGGCAATAAGCTGAGTGGCTCCGTTGAACGCTCCCGCCGCCACCACAACCGTCCAGCCCAAACCTGTCTGCGAGCCAATACAATTGTTTTTCAAATAGACCGATGGTCGCGATATGGCCGCGCTCTGGTAGTTGATATGGCAGGTTCCGTTGGCATTGGCGTAAGTTTGGTTATCCTTGGCCACAAATTCGGCCTCGGCCAGCACGTCGGCCGCGCCGGCAGTTTCCCCGCCGTATTTCCCCGCCGCGATCACGATCACCGGCGCTTCACCATAGTAACCCGCGCCACAATTATTCCGAACAAAATTACCGATTCGGTTAATGGCCGCGTTTGGATATGGCGTACTGCCCGGAGCGACGCCCACATCCACAAAGGGAGCAATATAGTCAGGATCACCCGGCGCATTGGGCTTCACTTCGTAGGGTAATACCAACTCAAAGTTATTGGCGTAAGCTTTACGCAAAGTAGCGGGTAAGACTTCGCCCGTGCGTTTTCCGAAAGCGTCCAGCGTGTAAATGATGTTATCACCTACCCACGTGGTCGGGCGCAGCGGAATGGTCTCCGTGATGGGTATGCGTGAGAAATTTTCAATGGTTTCCTGCATCCGAAAGCTGATCACCCGCGCTACCAGCTCAGGGTCATCTTCGGCATCGATCAGCGAATTGGTTTCGATCTGAAGAGGCAAATGCCCTTTGGGTGTGATCAGATAGCAGCATTCCGAGAGCAGCAATTCATCCAGCCAGCGCAGGGTGTCGACCGTATCGCGGCGAAAATACCCCGTCGAGATCTGAATGCCGCGATTGCCCTGCGTATTTACCACCACCCATTCGGTGCTTTCCGGGTTGTTCATATCGGGCCGCTCCCGACGTGCTCTGACCTGACTGACCGACAGGGTTTCGGTGGCCTTGCCCGTTAGGCGCAACGTGTCCCAGCCGCCCAGGGAATTACAAAACAGGATTCCCCGGTCAAAACGGGTATAACTGCGGTCGAGCTGATAGCGGCGTACTTGGCTCAATCGTTGATCATCCTGATCCGAGAGCCAGACTTCATAGTAGTCATACTCCTCAGCTCCCACCACAGCCGGCCCCACCGGAGCGCACACGAGGCTGTATTGGGGAACGTTGCTCAGCGAAAGCACCGTGACAGGGTCGGTAGGCAACCCGCCGTAGTTGAAAAAGTGAGCTCTTAAACGAATCTCTGAAGGCAGCGGCGAGAAGTTGATCAGAAAATGCAGGTATTCTTCCTGCCCCATGGCCACGCGTTTGTTATCAGGTTGCCAGGTGAGAAACTGCCGGGCCTCAGCCTGATAATATTGAAAAAAGCTTTCGCCGTGTAGCGCAAAATCAACGGTATCCAAACCCGCTTTGATGGCGTAGAAAGCCGGCAGCACATCGGTCGTGTTCTGCACCGGCGTTCCTCCCTGCACTTGGGCCGTCAGCCGATAGGGAGCCACCTGCGAGAGGTTGGCTGATAGTACGGCCTGATTGCGCAACGGTTTGATGTAGTCCGTTAGGCTGTCGATCATACCGCCCCGCCCGCGGTTGATCCGAAACCGCGTACCTTCATAGGCAAGAGTGCCTGCAATCGCAAAGGGAGGCTTTTCCTTGCCTTCCAGTTGCCGGAGCGTTTCCCAATCGCTACTGCCCACAAAGAGCGGCTTTTCGACTTCCAAAAAATAGCGCAGATCACTGCGGTCGGTCAGATCCACGTCGGCGGCGGGCACTACGTAGTCAATGGGGTTGCGTGAAAACTGGAGCGGTAAAAAGCTCAGACCGCTTGAAAGTTCATCAATCATATCAGCAGAAAATTTCGTTTACGGTTACTCCAATCGTCATCTCCACTTCATAGCCCCAAGCGGCATCCAACACAAAATAAGCCACGGGTTCCATCTTCAGGGTATTCAAATCAAAATAACACTTGTACGTGCGCGAATCATGCTGCACCTGTTTGACAATATCCTGGGCAATGGTTTCGGCCAGTTGGTAGGCTGCGTCCTGACTTTCGTAACTGTCCAAATCTCCCTTCACAAACACATAAAACTTCGTTTTGAAGTTACCAAACAGCATGGCGTTGTCGGTGGTTTTTCCCTTAAGAAACGGTCGCATCACGAATATGCCCGGATATACATCCTCAGAGCGGCTGTCGGTCACAAACCGATCCATGCGGTCGGCGTCGGAGAGTTGGATTTTTACGACCCCATGGGCGGCACGCTGTGCCTCCAGTATCAGCGAAAAATACGCCCAAAATTTATCGGTTGCGGTCATGAGTTATTTTTTTGTTGGGCTTTTTCTAAGGCGATTTTGCGTTTCATATCTTGGCTGTGCTCTTCTAAGAATGAAAAGACTTCGTGTACGTTGGCCGCTTTGGTGTCTTTCATGCCGCCAAAGATGTGTTTTTCGGCCAACAGGTGTTGGTTCTTGATCCAGCTTTGTCCCGGATACTCATCTTCGGGAGCAGGGCCGGTACCATCTCCCTGCCATATATCAAACAGACTCAGGAAGTTTTTGAGCGTTCCCAGGAAATACATCAACACAATAATTTTTTGGTCGTAAGGAGCCGCTTCCCAGAGTTTCAAACGGGTTCTGACTATGTGCTCATTATACACCTCACGGCGGTCGCCGTTCCAGCTGCCGGCATCGGCAACATAGTCACCTTTTCGTTCAGGTCGGCACACCGTGGCCAGCAAATAATTCAGGCGTTCTTCCCCTTCCACCAATTGTTCGACAAACGCCCGCGAGTGAATATAAGCATCCGACAGCTCCCCGTAGGTCATCGCCAGAAAGTTCTCATCCGGGAGCAGGTATTGCTTCTCTTCCAGCGTAATACTTTCAAAAGGCTTAATGGTCAGTTCCTCTTTCCACATCCAACTGATCAACCTCAGTACTTCAGCCAATACTTCGGCATTGTCTTGGCGAGCTTCTTCGCTGAGTTTCGTCGAGAAGTAATGTTTCATCAGCTTTGCCCATTCTTTTTCGTGATACCCCAACGTGAGCCTGAGCAGGGTATGATACGTAGTACCGCTTTCGGGCAGGGCAAAGAGCTGAGTCAATAAATCCGGAAGCTGAACTTTGGGCACTTCTATCCAAGTTTCAGGCAACTGATACGACTTCTTATTTAGGGAGATTTGCTTCATAGAGTATTAGAATAGCAGGTTTGAAAGAAGCGGTTTTGATTGGTTTTTATGATATACCGAAGGTCTTTTCCATCCATTACCACGATGGCCCGTGCGTTTGGACTGTCTTTGACGAGGTAAACAATGGCACCGTTTTCCCTTCTGAAGGTTTGCAAAATGGGCATCGTTTCCGTTCGGAGCGGCATCACCATTTTGATGGTTGTTGCCGAAAAAAGAAACGACACTTTCAGCTTTTGAACGGATAAAACCTTCCAATTCTGCCACGGTTCGCCGATGCGAGTGGTATCGGTAGTCATGCCGTGAGTGGCCATGGTGAAATATTTTGCAGGAGCCTGCGGATAACAGGCTCCTGCAATACACAGCGTCAGGATAAGTACCGAAATCCTCATTTTTTGCGTGCAGCAGTAGCTCCTTTGATAAAGCTTTTTAAGGATTCCTTTTCTCTTTTGGCCTTCCAGTCCACTGTGAACTTTGCCACAATAGCCGCCGCTGCACCCACCCAGCCTGCGACGTCGGTCAGCCAAACGGGAGGCACAAAGCCCAAACCCACCAACTGCGTTATGAACAGGTTGGCACCGGAGCTCACCGCTACCAACGCGGCCGCTACCCAAAAAATAATTTTAAAGAACTTGGGCATCGGTCCATTCCAACGCTCCATGATTTGTGTTAAGATTTCCATAGGGTTAAAAATAAAAGATGATTAAATCGTGTAGAAGGCTCCCGAAAAACAGGGCCATCAGTGCTGAGCCGATGAGGAGCCAAGCCCATTCCTGCCAGAATTCTGTACATCCGCAACGGCGGACCGTGTGCCAGAATTTTATACATTGTTTTTTCATGGGGAGGAGATAACGTTATGGATTTGGTAAAAACTGGACAGTTTTCGGCGTACATAATAGACCCCGTCACCCGCTCGGTCCACGGAGCTGGCTGAGTTTCGTGCCGACGTGTTGGCTCCGATGCAGTAGATGTATTCTCCCTCCAAATCAATCCGATCCAAAATCTCAATGTGCGATATGGCGTTGAATCCCGATCGGAAATAATAGCCCACCACATCACCCCGTTGGGGCAGTTTCATCATTCGTCGATTCCCCCTCAGGGATTGTTGCGACATCACCAACCGTTTGGGGTCCTGAAACCACTGCCGGGCCTGAGCCGGATACTTCACATTTTTTGGCTTAAATTTCGCTTGAGCATAAGCCGTCCAAACAAAACTTGCACAGTACGGCGAGCGTAGCGGCGCTCCCGCCGTTTTGTTGTAATGGTCAATCCGGGTACCGTCATTGCGCCCCGTTTTTTCCCGTACGCCCACCTCCGAAAACGCCCAGCTATAAACCGACACCCGGATAGAATCCTCAACTCCCTTCCCTACAGGCGGTGCGGCGTTCCGCGAAGGGTCAGGACGGTCCGCCGCGCGGATGGGGTTTTTTAATCCAGCTTGCCCGTGGCTATCCAGAGAAAGCCCAAAAAGAGCCCCGCAAATAAGGCCAATGAGATGATGTTTCGTTGCCATTCGTTGAGTTGTTTGAAATCTTCGTAAAAGTCGAGACCGTGATGGTTAAAGGGGTTGAGGTATTTGCCAAAGCCGGGGAAGAAGGCATTCATGCCCATGATGACACACACAAAGCCGGTGATGAAAACCGAGAAACCAAAGACGATTTTCTGGAAACTCACTTCATTGTAGATGGCCGCTCCGGGGTATTTGGCATCTATCCAATCGCCGCTGTACAGTACCGCCATTCCGCATATCACTAATGTCATGGCAATTTTCAGCACCGTGATAAGCACTCCTTTCGAGTCCGTTTCCTGCGTTTGGGTTTGCTCATAAGCCATGGTAACTTCCTCTATTTCCCATTCAGCCGCCAAGTGGTTGGCTTCCCAATCTTTGTCGATGGCAGAGTCTGAGAATAATTTTTCATCCGCTACCTGCCCTTTTGATTTGGCTGTCAGGGCTTTTTGGCGAAGGCTCCGGGCATCATTGCGCAGGCCTTGGATACGACGTTCGACCGATTCCCGCTGCTCCAGCAGGCGTTCTGCTTCCTCTGCTTTATACTGCTTTTCTTCAGCTTCCAAAGCATCCAGCTCTGCTTTCAAAGCTGCTTTTTTGGCTGCTACTTCGTCATTAGGGCTGTCGTGCAGGGGCAATACAGTTCCCGTCACGGAGTTTGTTGCTTTTGCTTTTAATTCGCTTCTCATAAAATAATGTGTGGTTTGTCGGTAAAATCTTCCTCATCAGAATCAGATGGCATCAAAAAGGCTTCGTAGTAAGCCACAAAATTGGAGGCATCACTCACGCTGTTGAGGTATTCTTTGAGCTGGGCAAGGTAGAATTGTCCATCTTTCCAGAGCTGTTGGCGTTGGGCATTTCGGTAGCTTTTGTCGGCAATTTCCTCTTCCTTCAGGCCATCTTTTTTTCGGACTTCGCGCAGGCCTTCTTCATCCACCACGAGTGGCAAATAAGGATAGGCTTCAAAAAGGGCTAAATGAGCGGCGGCATAGCGGATTTTCTCCACAATCTTTTCTTCGATGTAAGTCAGGGTTTCGTCTGAGTCCATGAACTTTTGCTTCAGCTCATCAAACACATCCTCGGTGATGGCCGGCATCACGTAGTTTTGCTCGGCTCGGCGCAGGTAGGGGAGAAGCTTCTGAAAAAAGCGGGTATTGCGTCCCACCAACGATACGTACTCCGTCAACTCGGCGGCACTTCTAATGAAGTATTTGTTTCGTTTCTCAAAAGCTACGGAATCTTTCCAGACATCGGGACTGAGTTCTTCCAGCAAACTCCAGAAGTTTTCCCACATAAAATCCACCATATCCATGTTGGCTTCGCGGGTATCTACGTACTCCCATTTGGCCACAGAAACGGTACCGTTGGGACTGGTTTTCATCATGCCCAAATCGCCCACGCGTTGCTTCAGATGAGGCAGCGCCATGTCGTAGCCTGCCCAGCCGATGCAGCCGCGGGCAAACTCCCGCAGTTGAGCTTCGTCGGTATCGGCAGAAAAAGCGGTGTTGCGTAGCCAATCGTAGAGGTCTCTGCCTACTGTTTTTCTAAAATTCCACTCGGCAGCCTTGATAAATGGCTCTACCGTGGCAAAATTCATCTTGGTCTGAATCCCGCCCAATACGGTTTTAAAAACGATTTCGTCGGCTATCAGCTTACTCATTTGGCTTGGATTCGTTATTGGTGACAGATTGCGTACCGGCCGGATTGACGTCCAGCGTCGTGATTTGAACGCCCGTAAAATCGGCGACTACATCTTTGTAGCCCATATCCCGAATGGCTCGGTTGACGTCTTTTAAGATTAAAAGCCGGTGAATGGGCGTACGGAAGTGTTGCTGATAATCAGCCATGACCCGAATCTGAGAGCCGGAGTCATTTCCCTTGCCGGGGTTGACCCCGCCGAGGGTGGGCAATACACCTACTGAATTGGAAATGGAACGGTTGGACATCTCCCATACCTTTTCGTAGGCATCGTCTGACATTTCATTTTTCAGCGGAATCACGTCCACGTTATCCTGCATTTTGCCATCCGAGCCGCGCAGGTATTTGATGAGCATCGTCTTGTTGACGTTCTTGGTACCGGAGAGCCAGTTGGAGAGATTGTCGGAAAACTTGCCCCATTTTTCCTTGGCTTCTTTGTCATCGACGAGGCGTTTTCCATCCTTATCGAAATAATCCTGCGGCATCCGAATCAGGTACTTGATATTGTAGCCGTTCAGGATCCCGTTTTTATGAAAGGCAGAAATCAGGTTGGCCAATTCGATGCTTTCACGCGCACACCACCAACTTGGGAAAGCATAGTAGGGCTGTCCTGAGATTGGTTCCCGCACGTGCGACATCGTCACTACATTTCGCCGATTGGCGTCCCGATTCAACCGATTGTAGGCGGGAATTTTAGTGGACTCTTCCATGGCAAAGAGACTCTCCCCAAAGTAAGGGTTGGTCAAATACCTGGTGATTGCTTTGCCTTTTTCGGGCTTGGCAATACGCGTTTGGAATGAATCTGACACCGAAAGCGTGAACCAATCGTTGGTAAGGTCGTACTCCCAACGGTTGAAAATATTGGCATTATCAAGCCGGGAATTAATGGCTGCAATGACGTACTCATCCAAGTCAGTAGCTTCCCGCCACTCGTTGAGTTTGGAATCTTTGTAGGGTTTGCGGCTCAGTACGTTGCCTTCCCCATCATACAATTCCTTGAAAAAGCTGACGCCTTTTCCGTAGATCATATCCCGGACCGATTCCAGGAGCGAACGTACGATGGAGTTTTTATCGACAATACGGCGAATGCTGTTGGGCTCATTGTCGGCCACTCCCCAGCGGACATGGTCGAGTGCTTCAAAGTCGAGCAGATTGGGTGCCCCGAAGCTGTTATCTCGGAGGCCCTGCACCTGTACTGCCACCCCACCACCCATGGCGGAGGAGTTGAACAGGAATAAATTAGGTGTTACTTGTTGAATCATATCAGTCACCGTTGGTGTGGTCAATGGTCATACCGTCAATTTCGGTCAGCAGGTCAATCAAAACCTCGAAATTGCGTCGGTTAGAATCCTCCGGTTCATCGTGGTTGGTGAAGAGAAAAACGTGATTGGTATTCAAATTGCCTCGGTACTTTCCCGTACCGGGCAAATGCCTTGAGCTTTTGGAAACGCGGGCTTTATAGCCGGCAGTGCCGTCTTTTTTCCGATACCGAATCGAATGAATCGTGGGTTGTCCCAGCGCATCGTCTTGGCGGAGCAACGCCATCGCGTTTTTTCGTTTTATAATTTGCCTTACTGCCATTCTTTGAAATTGAACATTTATCAAATTTGGCACGAATGGCTTTGCAGGGAAAGGACGGGAAAACTATGGCGGCTTCACCCAACTGACTATGGTCAACGTAGCCGCTGTACCTGCTCCCAGTCTCCAGAGCCAGCGCTCAAGGTTGGCCGCTCTCCATTTTTTGTGCAGAGCATCATACTTGGTATTGAGCTGAATGAGCTTTATGGCCACGTTGTTTTTGGCATTGATGGCTTCAATTTTTTCGGCCAGCAGTGCAGTGTTTTGGCTTTGGAGCGTGCGAAAAGAAGCCTTCGAAATAGAGAGCTGAAGGCGTGTGTCGCTCAAACGAGTGAGTGAATCCAACACGGCTCGGCTGTTGCGTACGTACTCAGCTATTACATCAAGGCTGTCTATTTCGGGCTTGCTTGATTCGGGCGTTGACTGCCCGCATAGCTTGGAGCTCGGTAAGATGAGCAATACTGTCAGAGCGAAGGCGCTGATAAAGGAGAAGGATTTCTTCATCTTTTTGAAGGATTTTTTGGTCTTTTTGGGCGATTTTGGCAGCGTAGTGAAGTGAGTCGAGCAGGGCTTGATGGTGACTGTTTTGCTTGAGTAATTCTGCCCGTTCGTCTTGGCAGGCTTGGAGCGTATTTTTATTGGTATAATGACTCACCAAATACCCCACGCCAAAGGTGAGCAACACCGCCACAATCTCCCACAGGAGCCGAGTGCGAAGCTGCTTTGCTTTATCTGAAGTAACCGTGGCCGTGGCTTTGCCACGCAACTGATTGAAGAGTGATACTACGATGCTGACCCATTTCATAAGGCAAAAATGCCGATGGTGCCAGGAAGAAGGAAGGACAAAAAAAACTCCAACTGAAAAGCTTCAATTGGAGTTTGCGTCAATGTTACAATATTTTTTAGAAAACCGAAATTTGGTCGCCATTCTCAAGCAGGAGTGAAGTGCGGCCTATGGCTACGATTTTTGAAGTTACTTTCTCCGAACCTTTGAACATTACCTCGCGGGTATAAGTAATTGAGTCTCCTTTTTTAAATTCGTTGCGCATTTTCATTTAATTATCGTTGTTGTTTTGATAGGACAAACAACGCACTTCCGTTGCCGACGTGCAAGTCTTTGGGCAACTATCTTCGCTACTTTTGGCAAGTTTTTTTTAGTTGGGAATGGGCATTCACGCCTATATCGCTCTAACGTTGTATAGACGCAATAAGTTGCGTTTATACAGATGTTATGCGTCAGGCTAAAGAACGACCTGCCAACGCTTCAAGTTCTGAATGAATAATCCATTTTTGAGCAATTAACGCTTCAAGTCCTAATTCATCAGAAGTCATATTTATCAAAAAACCTTCATCTTCCGAACCTTTACAATAGACAGTAAGTTTTACATTTTCAGGCATTTTGTTTTCCCAACGCAAGCCATCAGCGTTTTTATCTTTTGGATAAATATCCGTGAACTTATCCAAGTGGTTGTAGCATAATTGAACTACTTTGTTGTTTTCGATTTCTTCTTGTGTCATTATCTTGATTTTAAATTTGTTACTAAATAAGCCCGAACGCATAACACGTGTTTTGTGCAATAGGGGCTATCGTGGTTAATTGAGCGTTAGTGCTACTATTTAGCTTCGGTGGTAGGCTGAAAGTTCCGTTTTCAAAATCCCCTACTGCACAAAGCACCTTAACGTTAGGTGCAATGCCAGCGGGCACCCTAAAACATTCGGAGTTGGCTGACAAAATCTTTAAAACGCTTTTCTTGTTTTGCATAGTAATCTGTATCAATTTCAAATCCGATAAATTCTAAACCCGCCTTATTAGCCGAAATTCTACTGCTTCCGCTTCCTAAATGGGTATCTAAAATCCTTTGCCCTTCCTTAGCATATTTGTAAAAAATCCAATCATAAAGTTTTGTAGGCTTTTGAGTTGGGTGGAATTTACTTGCCTTATCCAAATAAGCTGAATATCTAAACATTTTCGGGGCTTTATCAAATGAAGTCCAAGCCATTTCACAATCTGCAAATGATAGTCCTTCGGGTATTTCTTTATCCCAAATAATGTAATTTTTACAAGGCGGTAAGTCAAAGTAATTTCCCCCCCAAATGATTTGATTTTTAGATACACGAAACAACTCTTTAAAATATTCAGTTGTTGGCGTTTCTTTATCCCAATCTTTCGGCTTCCATTTCCTATTTTGGATTTTAGATGCTTTTTTGCTTTTGCCTGCACCCATATTCATATTCGCTAAATCTAAGCCATAAGGCGGGTCAACTACGGCTAAATCAAAGTAATTATCAGAAAAGCGTTTTAACCCCTCTACACAATCCTCATTATATACCACAGAAGGCACTGCACCTAACACGGTATTGGCAAAATTGCCGTTCTGTTTTTCAATTAAACTTT